TTGAGCCGTTAACTTTAGCCATCTATCCAGTTCTCGATTGTTAAAATTTCACGATGCACAACGTTAGTGTCTGTTATGCTTGAAAGGCTAGTTTGCTGCACTAATTTAGCCGTTACAATTTTGCCAACGTCTAGCGTTAGGTAATTCTCCGGATAAAGGCATACAAGTTGCAAAATTTCGTCCGCAATACTATCGGCGTCTAGTCTTCCATATGGTGCAATTTTAGCCGTAACAACGTCTAAAAATATCGTTGTAACGTAATTAAATTCTTGGTTGTCTTTGTCGTCCGCTTGCGTCTGGTTTCCTATTAAAATGTAAGGGAAAACCGCGCTATCTGGTGCAAAGGTATCGTAACAAGGAACTGGCGCACCTTTATAGGTAATTGTATTATTAAGAGCGGACCAATAAGCCTTGCGAACAAATGTTTTAATATTTCTCATTTCTTTTTATTCAAGAAAATTTTTAAAGATTTTTCAATATTTTTTGGCAGTTCGTTGGATTGGTTAAAAACCTCTGGATAAAAAAAAGGTCTAGCCGGTAAATTTACTTTTCTTTTCCCTTTGCCTTTAAACTCACTTGCAAAATCAACCAACTCTTTTGGAACTTCAACTTCTGTTCCTGTACCAAACTCAACGTAAGGTGCATAATGAGCGCCAACAAATACACCTCCCTCAACTGATTTTTTAGTTTTTTTAATTGGTTTAGATTGAATTGAATTTTTTAAAGCGCCCGTATTTACCGCAACTTCGTTAGCAGCTTTTTCCTCAATTTTTAACAACGAGTCCTCCATTTCACCTTGGACAATAGATAAAATCTCTCCCTCTAAACCTTTAAGGTATTTTAAAAATTCTTGCTTACTTTTTTTATTAAACGCAAAAGTCAACATTTTATTTTCGTTCAGTTGCTATAATCCTAATCATTCGGTCGTATTCGTTAGGGTCTATAATGCTGCTAATTACAAGCGTTTGCCCGGCGTAATTAATATGCATTGCCTTAGTAATTACGACCAAAGGATTGTTTCTTATTATTATCTCCCATTGGTTTTTAATAACCATTTGGTCTTCGCTATTTTGCCTAGTTCCAGACAAGTTGTTAACCTTTGCCCAACAAGTATAAGCCAAGCCAGATGATGGAATAAAACCACCGTATCCGTCAGCGCTTAAATTGTTGTTATAAAACGAAACGCGTTCTCGCAAATCGCCCGCTTTAATTTCCTTATTTGTTCTCACGCTCCAAACCAGTTATAAGTTTTGTAAGGCATTAACAACGCTTTAACTCCTAAAGGTGAAGGAATAGCCGGTAAGTCGCTGAAATCCTCGCGTCGTTCGTACATTGTATTAACCATCATTTTAATTGCTAGCTTTATGTCCTCCGGTACGCTTGCAAATCCAGCGGTATAAACAAGCTTAAATTTATAGCTTTGGTCGCCTCCTGTAATAAATAATTTAGGATAAAGACCAGTATTAACTTGGTAGGTTAATGCAGTTTCAACGTCATTCTCGTCTAACACAACGCATTTGCTAATATTTGCGCTATTTGTTAGCGGTCCATAAGGCATTTGGAATTGGTAGGGATAGGTAAAGGACGTAATTGTTACGGTTTTAGGCACTAAGGATTTGCCGGTAAATGATTCGCAATGTATACGAGCCATTTTTATTAGGCTAGTTATTAACGTGTCCTCTGTGCTGCCGTCTATTCGTGCGTAATCCTTTGCCTCTTGTAATGTAACTGGCTCAGTAACCGCGCCCTCCGTTAATTCTACCGAATATCCTGTAAATGAACCGTTGCTAGGTGTAAATAATAAATCACTCATTGTATGGTTTTTTTGCTTTGTCAAGGATAAAGGTATAAAACCTTTCCAATTCTTCTTCTTGATATTTTAAACGCTCCTCGGCAAGGTTGCGCATAATATTCTGGTGGAAATCGTACAATATTTCGTCGCTCATTAACTCCTCTATTTTATTTGCCATTCCGTCAATGTCTTCCCGGTCAAAATACAAGCCAGCCGCTCCCAAACATTCCTTTAATCCGTCTGTTGGCGTACAAATAACCGGCAGCCTATTAATAGCAGCCTCTAAGGCTACACGCCCATAACTTTCGTAATCGCTTGGCACTAAAACAATATTTGTTTTTCCGTAAATCAAATGCACGTCTGGAGTTTGGGCAACGTATTTTAAATTTTTTAACGTGTCGTCAATAATTTGGTCGCCGTAGCTTCCAAGCACTCCAAGAAATTTAATTTTAGGTAGCCTTTTTGCAAGTTCAATAAGGATTTTACCTCCCTTATTTTCGTTGCAATTTATCAGCGTTACATTTTGCCCATGCTTGCGGTTATGTTTTACGTCCTCCGGGAAAATTGGCGGTTTGCAAACAATCGACGCGTTAGGGTAAGGACCTCCGTTAATGTTGTTTTGATTTGTTTTATTGTTATAAACGACGTGAATGTTGTGCGCCTTAAATCTTAAATTTCTATAATCGTTGTCGTTGTGGCTTAAAAAAATTAATTGCTTTTTGTAATGTCTTGACCAGTTGATTGCAACGCCTGTATTATCTAAATGGGTAAATACAACGTCAGCGTTTTGCAATGCTAAAAAAAAATCGTTTGAATAATAACCGGTTATGAATTTTATAAACGCAAACTTTTCGCCGTCCGGGTAAATCTCATTTTCGGGTAAAATAACTTTTATATCGCATCCTTTTTGATGCAAATATTTTGCGTAATGCTGAACCGTCCACTCCGCACCGGAGTTATGCGTTCCCGCCCACGAGTGTACAAAAAAAACTATATTCATAAATTTTGACTTTGGTTTATTGTAAACCTATTGATTTTTAAATAAATAAAAAAACCCGCACAATTTTGTGCGGGAATTTCAACTAAAACTAACCTATGAAAATTAGGCACCAGAACCGTTAGCAAGAGCAGCGGCAAAGCTTCCGTAAACCAACGCCTTAGAGTTGTAAACCGCGAAAGCAATTCTCTCCTCAACGCGTACAGTTACAAAGTTTTTCGTTACGTTGTCGGCATCTTGCTCAAAGAACTCAAGCGTTACACCTTGACGAACAAACAACTGAGAACCAAGCGCCCAGTCACCAACGAAGAAATCGCCAGCAGTAACCGCGTTGATTGAGTAAACAGGAACGCCCATGATAAACATTTGTCCACCTGTCATTGAAACGTAGCTAGGTAGGATATACGCTCCAGCAGTCTCCTTAACAGAAACCAAAGCAAGGTAGTCGCTAGGGTTAATTAAGATTGCGTTAGGTGCATATTCGTCCTTAGTAGTTTGAACCACCGCAGCAGCAAGAACGTCGAATCTGTTGATAAGAGCGCCGAAAGATACAGTTGTCCAAGCAGAACCGTCGGTAGCAACACCGTGCAAGTTTTGACCAGAACCAGAACCGTAAAGAATCTGAGTATCCTCAACGTTTAACAATTTGCTTGGCGCACGGCTAGACAAGTAAGCGATAAGGCCCGGAGTATCGTCCAACATTTCTTTTGTCAATCTCATGAAAGTTGGGATTGTACGAATGTTTCTGTCTACTGCGGTCAAATCGAAATCTGACTGAGGCTTTGCAGAACCTTGAGCGGTTGGAGCAGCAGCGTTGTCGTAAGCTGATTCGCGAACGAAACGAACTAGGTTGCTAGAGGTCTGTCCAACTGGGATAAGGGAACGAACGTGAATACGTCTGTTAGGGTCAAACTTCAAATCTGGAACGCGGTCCGCTGGGATAACCTCACCAGTGTAAGCGTTTCCAACTGTCATGTCAGCGCCTTTCAATTCTAGGTCCAACTTAACTTTGTTAGCGTTTCCGTTTTTGTAGTTTCCAAAAGCATCTGTTTGAAATGCTCTTTCTAATTCGCTAGAGAAATTTTGACCTTTCTTAGCACCTTCGAAACCGGCTTGAGTTCTTGCGTCTACAACGTCAAGTTGTGCTTGCAAAGCGCTTGCCTTTTCGTTTAACTTGGCGGTCTCAGCAGAAAGATTCTTTCTGAATTCCTCGCCAGCTTCTTTCATTGACTTTACGTCAGAAATCAACGCCTCGTTGCCTTCCAATTTAGCCAATACTGAATCTAATTGATTTTTGATAGCTTCCATTTTGTTTTAAATAAATTTTTTAAGTTTTTGAAAATATTCGAATTCGATAGCCATTGCAATTGTCGGGTCTTCTTCGCTTTTGAATTGTGTTTCCACGGATTCCACGATTTCAACTGACTTACTTTCCAATTCTACCAAGTGATTTTGTAATTGTTTTAATCCTATTTCTAACTGAATCATTGACTCGTCGGTTAGGTCACCATTGCGTAAAATGTTGCAGAATTTAGACAACATTTCCTCGCTCTTTGGCTTATCCCAGCTTTTCATTGATTCAATTGGCGTGTTTGGATTGGCTCCCCAAGTAACTGTTGAACCCTCCCAAAGTTTAATTTCGCGAATCTCACGGTAACCAGCCTTATTGTCGCTTTTTACAATTTCAAATCCAACGCTATGCTCGTTAAATACGCCCTCTGCATAAAGCTTTATAACGTCTTTGCCGTAGCTTGTTTCGGTGATCTTAGAAACAAAACGCAATCCTTTGCCATCCTCCATTAACTCCATTGGTTTAGCCAACGGCATTAAAGGGTTATGCTGGAGTAGGTGCATAATTCTATTTTTACCGTTAGGTCCGTTTTCCGCTACGGTCTTTTTATATGCCCCGGAAACGATAACGTCTCCGTCTGAGTCTATGTTATTAAACGCGGAAAAATAACCCGTCACAACGCCTTTAACGTCGTCTACGTCCTCAATTATTCCTTGGCTTATATTCTTGTAAATCATTGCGCTTTTTTTGTAAAAATAAAAGGGTTAAAAAAAAATGCAAACCAATAAATTTATTTTCGCATTGGTAAGCCGTCAACGTCTCGCATTATTCTAAACACAACCTTACACCGGCAATTGCAAACTTGCGACGCTGGTGCGCTAGGGTCACCGGGTTGCTGCATATTTACGCCGCCAACAATAAACGAATCGTTAAAGGGTATCCAGTCAGAATCTAGCATAGCCAAATGGTCTGGTCTAGTAATGCCGGGTTGATTAGCTGGAATCCATTTCTTTTCATACATAAAATCTGAGGTTTCAGCTGAATTCATTGCCGCAGCGTTGGTAGATTTTACCATTTCAGTTCGTGCAATTAATTTGGCCCTATTGGTAAAAATGTTTGCCGCGGTTTGCTCTATTTGTCTAGCTATCTCTAAAATACCTAAACCTTCCTGTAAACCTCTCGCAACAATGCCTTGAATAATTCCAACAGTTGTGTTTTGAATTCCGGGTAATAATCTAGTTACATTTAAAACCGCATACCTACGCATAAAATCACGCCAGCTGGCCCGTAAAGCTTCTTTCGTTGCTTTAGTTGGTGGTTGTATAGCTGAATAAATTGCGTCGGCATAAGCTACACCAGAGACAATGTAAAGGCTTTCTAAAACGTCTGCTAAATTTGCTTGTGTAATTAAATCAAAGCGGTTAACATTTGCATCCGCTTGTTTTATCGCTGCTAGGTAAGGCGCTAATTGCTTTTTTAAAGCGCTAAGAATTTGCTTTTCGTAACGCTTTTCGTACCTCCTTTGC